GAATTAGATAAATATATTGGTTCTATTCGGTATAATGAAAGTAATTCTCAATTTGAAGGGTTTGGTCCTGGTAAGAATTGGGGTTCTCTCGGTGGTGTTATTAACGTCGCACAAAATACCAAAATTACTGCTTCATCACCCAATGCAGATTCTTCAAACAATCAGCTTCAGTTTTATACTGCTCCAAAAGTTGGTATCTTGAACACTACTACAGATCACTTTACAAGTAGAATAAATACTTTGACGGCCCCTATTGATGCAAACGGCGATTGGGATGATTTGCCTATCACTGGCGGGACTGGTTCTGGAGCAAAATTAAAAATTAGAACTTCTTCAGCTAATTATATAACCCAGGTTACCGTTACTGATGGTGGTTCCGGGTATATAAAAGGAGATGTACTTACTGTTACTGCTGCCACTCTTACAACTGAAGGTACTGGTCGCAATACAGATTTAGTATTTACATTAACCACTGAAGGCTATGCAGGTGGACTTAGCACAGAAAATACCCGTTTTACAAATAGAACAGGTACTACTGGCCACTTTATTACTCCTGGAACATATGATGATTTGCCTATCACTGGCGGGACTGGTTCTGGAGCAAAATTAAAAATTGTAGCCAATGAAAGTGGAATATTAAACATTACCGTTACTACTCCTGGTTCTGGGTATTCAGCGAATGACGATCTTAAAGTTACTGCTGCCGATTTTCAAGCTGCAAATACTGGTCGCGATACAGATTTAGAATTTACATTGAATCAGGGCGATGATGATTTTTTTCAAAATGATATTAATTTGAGTTCAAATGATGGAAATATGGCCGAACGTATGATTGTTGATGCCAACGGATATGTCGGTATTGGGACGACTGCCCCGACCGCGTTATTAGAGGTTAATGGTGATGCTTTAATTAATGGGTTAACCGTTGGTAGAGGCGGTGGCAATATTTCTACAAATACAGCATTTGGTATTGATGCATTAAAAATTGCCACCAACAGCAGTTCGGGTAACACAGCTTTCGGTTATCAAACATTAATGTCGAATACTACCGGTAACAATAACGTTGCTCTCTGTTATCAATCATTACAATATAATACTACCGGTACTTATAATTTGGCTGCCAGTTATCGTTCATTACAAGCTAATACTACCGGTGATTATAACATCGCTCTCGGTATGCAGTCATTATCAAAAAATACTACCGGTGATTATAACATCGCTATCGGTTATAACGCATTATATGATAATACTATCGGTAAAAATAACATCGCTATCGGTTATGACGCATTAACAAAAACTAATGGTTCTGCTGGTAATAACAAGCTTGGTATTAATAACACAGCATTCGGTAATAGTTCAGGCAAGACCAATACCACTGGTTCAAATAATACTTATATAGGTGCATATTCCGACTGCAGCTCTAATAATTTGAAGAATTCCGTAGCAATTGGTTGTTATTCAAAAATAACCAAAGACCATCAAATTGTATTGGGAGGAGAAGACTCAGGTCAATCTGTCAGCTTCCCTGAAGTATATATTCCTGGAAACTTGGGTATTGGAACAAGTGATCCTTCATATGCTTTAGATATTAATGATGGTATTATAAGAACTAATTATACTGCCTCTACTATACTTCATCATTATCCATTCCGTGAAACAATACCTGGTGACTGGACTCAAGATATAACAGGTGGTGGAACAATATCTATACAAAATGACTATACACAAATAACTAAGAAAGCTTTTGTTACTTCGCCCACTTTCGATTTAAGTGGATATATGTTTTATACAGATGGTGCATCTGTGTCGGGAAAGCAACTAACAAATAGTCGTATATTGATAAAAATGATTGGTCGTTCTTGGAGTCAAGATAATGGATCTGAATATACTGAAATAAGCATATTAAACGCTGATGATAATAGTCTTATTGATGTTATTTATAAAGATAATGGTCATGGGGGTAATAGCACAACTTACTTTTATCCTATTATATGTGATTTAAAACCTTATATTACTACATCTGTTTATAATATTAAAATTAAAATAGCTATTGTAGGTAGTGGTAGTATGGATTATTTTGGATTCAAAGATTTTTCTATTTGTTTGGATGATAATTCACCTTGGTATAAAGATTCTGTTTACAAACAACAAATCCTTGGCGGTGCTTCTATTGGCGTAGATTATGTAGGTCAAAACTTAAATAATAATGAATTACTTGTTCAAGGAAATGTCGGTATTGGAACAACTGACCCGACCGCAAGACTTCGTGTAGTTCACGGTAGTACCACAGACGCTGAAAAGAATATCTCTGCTATGGATATTTTTAAAAACTTTGATGGTGTTACTAATAATAATACTTATCCTTATGCTGGGCGAATATATGGTACTGATGGTACTACTGTAAACGAAACTGGAATTAAAGTATGTGAAAAAGATGATAGTAGTTTGACCAGCAACGATACAAAAGTTCTGAATGTTATCTCAGATGGACAATCTAAAATGGTTGTTACCGGTGCAGGTAATGTCGGTATTGGAACGAATAGTCCCACAGCATTGTTAGATGTGAGTGGTGGGGATGCTTTAATTCATGGGATAACCGTCGGTAGAGGAGCAGGGGGCATGAACACTAATCTTGCAATTGGTGTTAATTCGTTACAGAACGTGAATCCTGATAGTATTAACAATCTTGGTGATGCAAATGTTGCTATTGGGTATGAATCTCTTAAAGATTGTTCTGGTGGTCGGCAAAATGTTGCTATTGGGTATAAGCCTCTTAGATACTGTAAGGAAGGAGTTCAAAATTTTGCGTTAGGTGAACTGGCTGGCTCTAATATTATAAACGGAAACTATAATGCATTCATAGGGGCAGCAGCAGGGGGTACGGTTGATGTTTCTTTCGGTCTCGCGATTGGTACTTGGACGCAACTAAATCATAACTTTTCAACTGTTATTGGTACTTTAGCTACCAGTACTAAAGAAAATCAAATTGTTTTAGGAGGGGAGAATGGTGGGCAAAATATAGGCTTCCCAGATGTTTATATTCCTGGAAAATTGGGTATTGGAACGGATGACCCTGAAGGTTTATTACATATATCTTCTGCAGGAGATACTATTTTAAAAATTACGGGGGATAATGGTGATACTACCGCGGGTGACAGTACGCATCCATATTTGATATTTCAACAAGATGGAATTTATAATGAAGCAGGTATTTTCTTAGATAACGGAAATGATTTAAATATTTCTGCTTGCACAAACGGTGGTGGAGATATAATTTTTAGAACTGGTACAACCAGTAGTAATAGTAATACTGACATAACCAATTTAACGGGTGCCGATACAAGAATGACGATTGGTAGTAACGGCAATGTTGGTATTGGGATTAATCCTCCTACTACTACTAAACTTGAAGTTAATGGCAATACACAAGTACATGGTAAAATTACATTTAAAAATAGTAACTGGAGCGGTATTAGTGATGGAGCATATGTACAGTTTATTCGTCCCACAAGTGAAAGTAATCCTCATACCGATATCGGTGGAACATCACTTCAGATTTCAGAATTACAATTCGTTGTGAGTGATGATAATAGTGATGATATCGGGTTTTATCCGTCAGGTCAAGTAAATTGTTCTAAACAATTAAATGCACTATCTTTCAATGCAACATCGGATATAAGACACAAGGAAAATATAATTGAACTTGAAAACTCTCTAGAAAAAATAACATCACTTCGTGCTGTGAATTACAATTTCAAAGAAACACCTAATATTAAAGCAGCGGGCTTAATAGCACAGGAAGTAGATAAAGTTATCCCAGAAGCTATTAGCAAAAGAAAAGCGGATAAATGGACACTTGACTACAACAGTATAACAGGATACCTTGTAGATTGTATCAAAGAACTAAAACAAGAAAACGATACTATAAAACAAGAAAATGAAACTCTCAAAACAAAAGTAAATTCCTTAGAAACCAAAATAGAAATGATAATGAAACATCTTAATCTTTAGATAATCGTCCATTGATATTTTAAATTTATAATCTTATAAATTTAAAAACTTACTATATTCACGAACTACTCTTTACATCACAACTGCATACATTTTTATTGATATGTTTTAATTTTAATTGACATACACATAATTCCGTCTTATTAGGTACATTTTTCTTAGCTTCCCAAGATAAAGGATGTATTTGCACTTTACAGCCTGTATCCGCAGTTAATACACGATTTGGGCGAGTATCGGTATCTTTGCAAATAACGAAAGTAGGACAATTTGCCACTTTTCGTTCCATATCAAAAACCAATTTTGTGTCAGCTGGTTTAATTAAATTATAATTTACAGTTGTACTGGAATCATCGTTTACAATTTGATACTGTTTATATCTCAACAAATCATGTGAGCCAAATACCGCGGGTTGATTGTTATTTGTATTTCCGCCATCAATACGTAACGCATGAGCTACTTGTTTTCGTTTTAAATAATCACCTTGAGACATTATTTACAAATATTACTGATATATTATACACACATATATTTCATTTGATGGTTGACTAAATTTACCAAAATCACGTTTATGTTCCAGGTTCCAATTTGTTTAATGTTTCACAAATAAGCGAAAATGACCAATTTGCTTTGTTTAAATCCACCAAATTACCACGGTCAGTCACTAATTTTACCGACATACGGTTTATATTTACTGGTCCAAAATAACTTCGTTCTTGATTTTGTAATGTTCCACCGAATTCTACATACGAACTTCCATTTTGTAAACCAGATACCTTCATTGGTACTAACCCAAACACATCAGTTACAAATGGTCCCGAACCATAACTTTTTGCACTGACAGAACTTCCAATAGAAGTATCTTGAGAAGTTGAATTTGCCGCAACTTGTGTTGCATATATCTGTTTTTCAGTTAATCGGTTGGTTACATTGTCATTAACTACACTATATACTTTTTCACCAGTTACCGGGTCACATACAAAATTACTACGATTTGCATAAGAGGGTAACGGAATTGTCGTATCACTATTTGTAATGGTTATCAATCCATCATTCAAATGACTTTGGTTAAAATCATCTAAACAAATCAAAAAATAATTGTACAAATTCGTACTCAACCCGGTATCACCAAGAATAGTTATCTCATTTCCATTAACGGAATCCACCACAGTATCTTCCACAGTACCACGGGCAGACATATCATATGTTGTATATTCACGAAATCCCATTATCCAACCAATTGTTGTATCCCATGTGGTATTTTGTATACTTGACGCACCAGATACACATGTTGCAAAACTTTCATCATCAAAAAATACCAAATTAAAATCACTTGTACCATATTCACGAGCTATGTTCATTATAATTAGTATACGATATTTCCCATCTATACGCTGCAATTCTAATTTTGTTCCAGACATATTAGAATATGTGGTTGATGCCTGAGTAATTTGACTATTTATTTCACCTATCAGTGTATCACGAAAATAACTACCTACTGGTAATGTAATTATTATATCATTTTGGTTAGTAATTGTTTCTACACCATCTTCTATGGCTTTAATTGTGATTGTATTGTTAAAACGATTAATATCCAACCCAACCTGAGATATCAATTGTTCTGTTCCTGATATCTTTACATTTCCTTCTGGTGTAACTTTATAAATAATATTTCCAGTTACTTCTTGATTACCATTATTAACATCATTTATAGTTCCACCACTATCCAATATAGTTCCAGTAATATTCAATATATTTCCAGATGCATCTATCTGATTACCATCTATACTATATTCGTTTTTATTTTCATCATAAATTTTATAATTTCCACTCATATCATCGATATTATATTGTGATGTATTAATAGAATTATCACCAGTTAATTCGTTAGATATGTATAAATTTGCATTCCAAGTAAAGCCATTTGGATCAAGGTCTTTAAAATGAATATTATAATTATTTGCACTCAATGTTTTTTTAATACTAATTTGTAAAGAAATATTAAATCCATCTGGATTTCTTTCTTGACTAATAACTATATCTCTAAAAGTATTTCTACCTGATAGTGGATCTTTATAATTCAATATTGCACGGTTTAAAATATTTATTATATCATCTACTTGAAAACTTTTAAAATCGCTACCTAATGTTTGATTAACATTATTTCCATCTGTATAGACTACATTTCCCACAGTAAATACTGTAGGTACTTCTTTCTCATTACCATTTGTAATATTACTTTGTAAATATCTCGGTCGAATAGTAAAAATTATTGTATTCTTATTAATTTTGTAGGTATTGGCGTCAGTTGTAGTTGTATAAGTTGGTGCCAATGTAGTAATAAGTAATTCATTATTTCCGTCAACCTCTGGAAACATTGTACTAACCGTCTTGTCTTCAGATAATATTTGAAAAAATATACTATCAGTGAAATCAATTATATACATCGTTTCATCAAATATCTTATCAACATTAAAATACATTTGAAATAGTTGATTTTGTAAATAAGCATGGGTATAATCTGGATAATCGTCAGTATAATCAAAGGAAGTATTACCTTGTGTATTAAATACATTATTATTACTCAAATCATATGTACGTATACTTTCATTGATTACATCAATATACTCGGTTAAATTCTTATTACCAAATCTTGGTATAGTAAAAGATAAATCATTCATACCATTAAAAATTGCATCATTATATGTCTCTGTATTTGGAATTAAATGCACATAAGGTATTGTTGATATGGTATAACTACCACTTTGTTCAGTTGCTTCTGTTTCACTAAGAATTTCATTTAAACGATTTTGAGTATTTTCAAACCCAAAACAAGAATTATCATTTGTCCATATTTTATCATCTGCATTAATTTTTAATGTCATTAGTCCAGCTGTAGTGATTGTTGTACCCGCAAATATATTTACACCATTATATTGATAAGCTTTTATTGTTGATTCTATAACACTATATAAAGCCGATAAACTATATTCTACTTCTATTGCATTATCTAATTGAATTGTGTGTATTATTTCTTGATTGTTATAATTTGTATTTATACCCCCATTATGAAATGTTGGTTTTATTGTACATATCGGTTGCTCTTTTATTGTAGATACAACAAAATTATTTTCTGCCAATGTAAATATTAAATCAGTAGTACGACCAGCAAGATGACTCTTATCGACAGTGAGTGTATCTCCAGCTGCATACCCACTACCACTGTTAGTTACAGTAACACTGGTTATTAGGTTTTCCAAAGCAACAATAGATAAAATTGCACCAGAACCACCACCAGACGTTGTCGTCGCCAAGTCGGTATATGTACCAGCAGTAATAGTAGTACCCAAATCAGCACCACTTGTTGATATATCTATTTGCATCAACAAATCACCAGCAAGGTTATTTGTATTCAATGTAAATATTAAATCAGTAGTACGACCAGTAAGTTGACTCTTATCGACAGTGAGTGTATCTCCAGCTGCATACCCACTACCAATACCAAAATTATCTATAGTAACTACTGTTATTATATTGTCTATAGCAACAATTGTTAATTCTGCTCCATTACCGTTTCCAGATGAGGTTGTGGTTAAGCCAGTATATGTACCATCAGTAATAGTAGTACCCAAATCAGCACCACTTGTTAATAATACATTTTCCACAGTTGACAATTGAGTAATCACTGAAACATCTAATACACCACTTATATCACCACCAATATTTCCATATATATTCTTAATACCCGTACCAGAAAATATTCCACTTGTAAAATCAATAGTATAATGTTGTTCATTATAAAAAATAACTTCTGTTTTGGTACTTGAATTAACCCCATTTATAGCACGAGTTAATTGTAATGACATATCTATGTATGTATTATCAGCACTTATACTACAATTTGTGTTCGTTAATCTGGTTTCATTACTTAATACGGTATTTACCGCAGTAATTAGGTTTTCACGGGTATATGTATTAGGAGTTATTGAAATATCAAAACTATTATTTACCGTTGTACTGTTATCCTGATATACATTTACCGTAAAATAATTATTATTTTCTGTTACATTAAAAGTATCTGATAGATTGTATGTGTCTATTTTTGAACGAACTGTACGACAATTATATTCTGTATCTATAAATCCCAAATAATTTGGTATCATTGAAGAATCAAATTGTATTGAATAACTACTTTCATTATAACTTTTTTTTAAATCTATTACTGAAGTGGTCAATGATGTATTAGGATTATATGACAATTGTGTGTTTCCCAATGATATGTCTGTTGTACTGCCCTTAATTGCATTAATACTGGAATTAACCGTAGTTATTAATTCATCTGGTTTATAATTTCCTGCTAATATTTCTATTTTTATATCATGAGTATCAGTATCAATTCCAGGTGTACGTCCCTTGAAATAAAAAAAATTATTTCCGTATGCTTTTCCTATTGTATACCACGTATATGGAATTTGAACCGAATATAATCTTAACGATATTACATCTTTTAATGGTTCCGATAAATTAAACGTAAAATCGGTTGAAAATGTTCGTTTGTCGCTACGATATTGACTATCTATACTAATAATACGTTTTGTAGTTTCCTTCATTATTGGATTTAACTTTCCTCTTGAATAATCTAATTCTCTGGTATATCCTACTTGAGAATTTTGGAAATTATCAGGCGACATATTTGATTGATTATAAACCTCGGTAGAACCTATTTGTTTTAATGAACTATCACCTTCACGGTCTTCCCTGAATTTTACAGTTTTTGCTGTATCTTCTTTTCCAGTTGCATTGTCCGTATCAAAACTATCAAAAAAATCTTTTGAACTTGTTGCATTAGCTAATCTATCTTCTATATCTTCTCTATCTACTGCTGTAGATGCAAAATCTGCATCTTGGAACCTTGTTGTATCTTGACCTGCATCTCTTGAATCTTGGTCACGTAATTTATATTTTTCTTTTGCATCAGACACTTCATTTCCACCCGAGGCGTATTCGCCGTCACCATCACTTTCAAACCCTTCAACTACATCATCTTCTGTTTCAAAAAAATGATTATATATTTCATCAAAAAATATTGCCAATTTACGAGCTGATTTGGTATTTATATTTTCATATTTATGAATCTCCATTAATATTTTCGCTTCTAACTCACGGTCACTTGGATTTACTAAATCTAATATATCATATAATTCATTATCGGTATATCCTTGAATATCATATAATCCTTGTTTATTAGACATTTTTACAACCTTTAATATATCCGTATACAAACATTTATATATTTTATATGTTTGAATACTTTTACTTATTTTGTTTTGCAAAGCGGGTTTTAAACATATTACGTATAAATTCTACTAAATCCATCTTTTTATTGCATTTATATAACATATCTACTGGAAACATGGTTAATCCTTGACCTCGTTTCATATGACGATTCCCTGTAAAACATAATATATCAAATACCCTCATTATTGTATTTTCTTCTTCTGTCATTTCATTACGGTCTATACGATATTTTCCAATAAATGAATAACGATTATAATTTCCATTTTCATAAACAGAATATTTATTTATTCTTGGGTTGTTCATCACCATACCTACTCCACAAATTTTATTGTCATCATTATTCATCTCTAAAATAAACAATATTGATTCGTGAGGGATATTTACAGTTACTGGATTGGGAGAACAATATATACAACCTATCTTTTGTTGTTTTTCGCGAAAATAAACATTCTCACTCCATGTTGTATTATTAAAACGTGATGTCATTATAAAATGACGCAATTGTCTTCTATAATCATTTATATTTGCACGAAGAACCTGCTTAGTTGTTGGAATATTTGTCATATTCATGGTTGTTATATTTATCTACAAAGATGTAAATAAATATCAATTTTTCGTTTGTAGTTCTACAATTTTTTATCACGAATATAATAATCATTATGAACGATAACAATATTGATACGGATAACTCGCAATATGCTACTTCTAATCAATCTACATCCGACTCTTCAGGACAAGAAAATTCACCCAGTCATATTCATATTGATATACAAGATTCAAATGAACTTGACTTAGGTCCCATTCAGGAAGAAACCAACTTAATTGAATATACTGATTCACATTTTACACAAATTACTAATAATGATCTTTATAAATTACGGAATGATTACAAACATGCTAATGCTGATTGTTCTATTATTCTACAAAATAATATTACTCGTTGTGATAGTCCTATGACTATATCTAATTATGGGAGTCGTAGCGGAAGTTCTAATAATAGCGACTGTGATGCCGATACCTCTACTAATAATTCCAATTTACGAAAACAAATTTCTTTAGAAGATATTTCTAATTCCAATATCTCTTTAAAAACCATTACTAAACGCAAACATAAAGCGAATGCACATAAACGCCCTTCCAAATTTAAACAATTGGCTTTTCATGATGTTGAAAAAACATTGGATAAATATTATGACATGGAATTAGAAAATAAATATTCCAGTGAAATTGATATTTTGACTACATTCATGAAGGGACAGAAAAATGTATACATACAATCTAAACTTTTATCACAATGGAGGTTGAATATTTTGATGATTCCATCCCTTTTCATTACCTGTGGTATCACTGTATTTGCCGATTTACTTTATGATGATAATACTGATTATAAGTTAGTATTAACCACATTAAATGCTTCTGTTGCTCTACTTATTGCTCTTATGCACTTTTTAAAGCTTGAATCTTCTACGAATATGTTTTTACAATTAGCCAACCATTATGACAAATTAGAAGCGTCTCTTGAAATGACGAACAGTAAAATGGTTCTTATGGATACAGACAATGAAAAAAAGGCGTTGGCATTGTCACAACTCAAAGTTATTGAAGAAAAAATGAATGAAATGAAAGAAATTAATAAAATTCTTGTTCCTGCCGAAATTAAAACTCTTTTTCCTATCATTTGTCATGTTAATATTTTTTCTTTTATTAAAAAATTAGAAAATCATAGACAAATTATGATATTAAAATTCAAAGATATTAAAAATGAAATTCGGTTTATATTGCATAAATGGGATAAAGAAGAAAATGATGCTGACATTGAATTTATGAATGCCAATGTTCTACAACAACGCATGAGAGATAAGCAACGGGAACAAAAACGATTGAATTTTTTATATGATATTAAAGAAAAATTAAAGGTTGAATTAAATGATTATCGTACTGCATATGGCTGCATGGAAGATATTTTTACTAATGAAATTAAACATGCTGAAAGAGAGTCTAATCGGCTTTGTATTTGGCTATTTTGTTTATGGAGAAGACAACTTCATTATAAACGGTTAGATAATATTAACCCTGTTTTAGATAAATATTTTCATTTCCTTTTTACCGACGATTAATGATTTTATTTTATATTATTATTATAGTTAATTATGATTCAATCTGTCAAAAAACATGAAAATAATACTATTCAAGCTAATAAACAAAAACGTCTTGCAAAATTTTATAAAAATAGTAAAAATAAACCTAACAATATAGATGGTCCAAAACCACAAGTTACACGAGTATACGGAGAAACTTCACCAATGCATATTAAACATAAACCGATAATTAATGTCCCTACCATACACTTGGATGTTATGGAAAAACAAGAACCTGCGAATAATAACAACATTTTTGAATTATTTTGTAATATTTCTCCTGAGAATATTACCGTAAAATTTGATTTTTTACAACATATAAAACAAGAAACAATTACAGATGATTTTGAGGATTTACCCAATATAGAACCCACAAATAATATTACCAAACATTTTGATTTTGTACAAAATATAGAAGAATTTATTTCAAATAATACAAATAATACCGAATATTTTAGTATTCTACGAAATACAAACAATAGAAATAAAAATGTTGTTAACATGAATATACAAGACACACAAATCATTCCTATTATTCACAATAATACCAGCGATATTCTACCAAATACAGGTAATAGAAGTAATACTGCTATTAATATGAATATGCATAATCCACAATTCATTTCCAGCATTAATAATGATGCCACGGATTTTGGTATTCTACCAAATACAGGTAATAGAAGTAATACTGCTATTAATATGAATATGCATAATCCACAATTCATTTCCAGCATTAATAATGATGCCACGGATTTTGGTATTCTACCAAATACAGGTAATAGA